CGTAGCCCTTGAGCATCAAAAGTTTGCGGTAAAAACACAATTCGCCACGAGTCCGTGAAAGTTTGCTTTGGTTGGCGTTGCCTGTTTTCAATTCAACAACGACGAGGTGGCCGTCGGGGTGACGGAACACACCGTCAATCATCCCGACCAATTCAACGGGATAGTGGATTTCACCATCGTCGGTTAGAACGGTGATGGTGTGTGAATGAACATGCTTGTCCTCCAATTCAACGATTTCAAGGTGTCCCCATTCGGCGGCAATCGCCTCAAGGATTTCCCGCAGGGCGTCAACACCGGCCTCGGTATGCACACCTTGGGCGATAGCGTGTCGGTCAAACACAACGGACAAATCGCTGTTGATTTGGTGGACAATGTTTGCCTTCTTATCCTCGGAAACCTCACGAAGCGAATCCTCCATGACTTGATGGATGGCGGTTCCTCGGATGGCGGCTTCGCTTGAGGGAATGTCCATATCGGGCAGGGCGATTTTGTTCCACCAATACTGACGGGGACACATGGCGTAGTTATTGTAAGACGACTTGCTAACGCGTAGCACCAATTCGTCCGTGACCTTCGTGGGGTCGTATGTTGAGGTGCGCTTCTTCTCGCCCATGATTTACCATAGGTTTGAAGGCTTATAAGGCTTACTCTTCGGCCTTTTTGTCGGATTTCTTGGCCTTGGGCTTGGGGGCTGGTTTTGCCTTGTAGCACTTACATTCCTCCCAATTCTCACCGAACAATTCAAGCGTAGCCTCCATGCTTCCGAGGTTTTGGATTGAAAGAAGGTGGTTGCGGTCAAGACCAACGCTGATTGCTTCCCTGCTTCGGGTGCTATCGGTAAGCCAATAAACCAAATCAGCACCGTGTTCCTTGATGGCCTTTTCCAAGTCCTTGACATCGCTTGAACCAACAATATGTCGCATATCTACACCACACCTTTATCGTCGTTTAAATTATTCCTCGGAGTCGTCAATCATTTCTCCCTTAAACGCTTTGTCGGGGAGTTCTTCAATTCGTCCACCGCATTCAACGCACATGGGATTGACTTCAATGCCGGTTAAGAGAGGGCGCATGTTGATGGTTTCACAGGATGGGCAGGTGATTTCGTCGGCCTTACCCAAGTCCTTGAGCAACGAGAACAAAAGGATGTTCAAGCGTTGCATTTCGTTAGTGACCGCCATTGAGAGGGCGTGAAGCCGCCCATTTAACTCAACCAACGCTTCCGTCAATTGGTTTTGGCTTAATTTCTTTTGCGGGCGGAAACCGTTGCTCATCTTCCCTCAACCCTTCCCATACCTGCACATCATATAAAGGTGTTTAAAGCCAAGTCACCTTTGACTTACCTTCAACGGCACGATGAAGAGGTGATATGTCCCAACCAGCCACTTCATAATACGGTAAAACCTTCTTGATGATGAAGCGGTCAACCATCGTGCGGTAGCCGATTTGAGCGATTCCGTCAATGTCCTTCGGGTCGTCAAAGGCGAGGTAGTTCCCCTTCGGGTCAATCGTCACAAGGAAATAATCACCGCCACGATAACCCTTGCCGAGCGTGCGATTCGCCCATTGTGCGCCAGCCGCAACACCGCTAACGCTCGTGTATTCGTTGAGGTTCTTGGTTAGTTTGCCTTTCATGCACAAGTCCAAAGCATCTACCTTTCCCCCAATGATATTCTCAATCGTTTTCACCAACGGTTCGGTGATTTGGGCTTCGTGATAACCGTTGAGGATGCCGTCAATGACCTTCCCCATAGCGTCCTTCATCACCGTCGGCATGCGGTTCTGTTTCAATTCAATACCCTTCACATACCGCTTGGGGTCGTGGTGTTCCCCATCAGTCCAGCAGACGAGGCCAGCGTAGCGGTTCTTCTCCATGAGGATGAACGACGACGACCACTTCTCAAATTGAACGATGATGGGGTGCATACGCCGGTTCATTTCCTCAACGGACTTCTCGCCGTGTTCGGGGGATTCCACTTTGCACATCACCGAATCGGTGTGTCCATAGACAACGGGATGCCCCAAGTCCTCGGCAACCTCCTTTAATTTGAGCAAGGTTTGTCTTGAGGTAAAAGTGATTGCGGCGGCGATTTCGGGGTGATAGAGTCCGTATTTAGCATCACCAGCAACACCATACATGGAGGCGACGAGCGACTTCGTGGCGTATTGGAGGGCATCGTAGCGCACCCTTTCAGCGTCCGTAGTGGCCTCATTCATCAATCGTTTGTAGTGGTCGCGTAGCACCGTCATGTTGTCCATCTGTCGCACAAGCAGACCCTTATTCTCCTGCGAGAAGCGTGTCCCATTCCCACAGTCCTTACCGTCACCGAGGGTGTCCCAAGAAATGTTGTGGAGAGCGGCGTTGCTATGATACATGGCCTTTACATCAAAAATACCGATGTTTTGGTAGATACCCTTCTCGCCATCCATGACGATTGCACCGTCGTAATCCTCTTTGTCAAACATGGGTTTGGATGGGATTTGTTTCGTGAAGTCGGGGTCGCTCAAAGCGAGGCAGGTAAAAACCTGCGTGACAAACGGCGTGCTTCGGATTTCGCATTGGGCGATGTGTTGGACGGCTATAAAATAATCCAAGGCATTGACGAGTCCGTTCAATCGGGGAAGCAAACGCACATCTTGACGGTTGTATTCAAGGTAAAGAATGGGGTCGGTGTAATAGGTGTCGTGACCGTCGGGCAATTCGGTTTTCTTTTCCCCTAATGTTTCCCAAGCCACATCATCCAATTTGTAATTCGGAAGTTTGCCGTTCTTCAATTCGTAGAGTTTGGGGAAAGCGAGCCTCAAGTCAATGACATTCCGCCCGACGATGGGTTGCGACCAATCACCAAAGTCATAGCGAATGCGGTTAAGTGGGGACATGTTGGAGGCACGCACGCCCACCTTGTTGCATCGCTCAACGATTTGCTTCAAGTCAGCACCAGCGACATACCAGCCGGTGATGATGTCGGGGTCTTGTTTCCGCATGAACGCCGTGAAGTGGGTGAGCAATTCGGCCTCGGTGTCAAAGACGAGAACGGGCGTGTCATAAGAATAAGCGTTGTTGTTTTTGTCAAGCAATTGACTGTATTTCCCCTTGGCTACACCATGAGGTAATACAACCCAAGAGTAAAGATTTGCGGTAAAACTATCATAGACGGTCAGCATGGTGATTTCGCCGCTATCCGTTTTCCATTCACCGTCAAGATACCAAATACGATGTTCATAGGATTCAAACGGCTTCTGTCCTTCCTTCACACGAGCCGTGAGGACTTGGTTCGTGAAGGGGATGTTGCCTTCCCATGTTTTGCCCGTCTTGGCGATGTTGCGAACACCGTCAACCGTGAAGCATGTGACCTTTGTTAGTGGAGTCCCGAAAACTCCGGTGTAGCCCGACTCCTTCTTTTCGTCGTAAATGTATTCGGCATCCTCATCACGCACAAAACAATACGGAAGCCTGTCGGTGATTTTGGTCTGTTGCCGTTTCCCGTTAGCATCCCGCCAGCGAACCAACACATCGTTTCTACCGACGGCCTCAACAATCATGTTAAGTCGTCAGCGTGTGGCCTTATAAGGCTTTCACTTACGCCTTCCACGAGAGCGTGTGGGGATTCCATGCTTACCGAGCCATTGGTGAATGCTCATCGGTGTGATGCCGAATTGGTCTGCAATATCAGCCATCGTGCGATTCTTGGTGACATATTCTTCCTCCAACCAATCCCTTCGGTGATACAACGGCTTGGCTGGCTTGACGAAGTGCTTGATTTCAACAACGAGGACATCCTCGCCACTAACGCATTCGTGTCGTTGGGTTCCGGCTTCGTAGAAAACAACCTCGCCTAAGTCAATCATTTCGCCCGTGTTCGGGTCTTGGATTCGCACCATGTTATTCCCCACGCTTACATTGTTTATAGAACCATTGATATGTTCATTCCTCTTCTGTTCGGAGAGGTTGGATATTTCGGGGTCTGTCAGCCACACGAAAAATGCCGCATTGTCGCTTAATCCCGTCGGTCATAATCTTGTGGTTAGTCGTCATGGTGAGTCTTTCTTCGCCACACCCCGAACAACGACGGAGGCATTTACGGGGCATTTTGCTCATAGCCAAGATACCTCCGACTTATCCAACCCCGTTTCAGCACGAAAGGAAGCAATTCTTTTACGGGCAATTTCCACATAATCCTTGCTCAATTCCGTTAGAATCGCGTTGCGCCCATGCTTAATGGCGGTGATACCCGTCGTCCCCGAACCACCGAAGGGGTCAAACACCGTAGCAGGCACAACATCTGCATCACAATCGCATGTCGCTTCCCACCCCATAGTCTCGGTATGGGTGTAGCCAGCATCACCTTTGCCGTTAATGTTCTCGTAAGCCCCGTTGTATCTGTTTGGTCGGTATCGCTCGTCATTCTTCGGAAACTTTGTCCTATCAATCCGCGTGCGTTCAACAACCCGTTCCCACGGTGCGCCACATTCCGAACAACAACCATGTGCGCTCGTCCCTGCGAGGATGCAAGGCTCAATCAATTCAATGGGGAATACGGCGAAGTGGGCTTCGGGGAATGGTTTCGGCCCGACCCACCAAACGCTACGCTTGTTTCTTTTAGCATAATCCTTCGTGCGAGCCTCGGCAATCCCCTTCGCTTTGCTCGTGCGGTTCGGGTCGCCAGCCGCCCATTCCTCGTTGTCAGCGTAAGCAAAAGCCGACTGTCGTTTGTCGGCTTTCGTCACCGTCGGCTCTTTGATGGCTTCATTATCGTAAAAATAATGCGCTTCTTTGGTGAGAAGGAAAATGTATTCGTGATTCTTGGTGCATCGGTCTTTGACGGCTTCGGGCATGCAGTTTGGTTTAGCCCAAATAATGTCTTGGCGTAGCCACCAACCATCGGCTTGTAGAGCAAACGCGACCCGCCAAGGAATACCGACCAAATCCTTATTCTTCAACACCCCCGACGCTTGGTTGCGCCGGTTGAGGGGTAAGTCCTTGGGGTCATCACCGTTCATCGTCTGCGGCCTTGAGTCCTTCCTTGAACCGGCACAATAAGAATCACCAAGGTTGAGCCATAGAGTCCCTTTTGGCTTAAGAATACGCCGCACCTCTCGGAAAATCTCAACCATGTTCTTGACATATTGCTCATAGGTTGGTTCAAGCCCTAACTGCCCAAACCAAGCATCACAATGTTTGCAGAAAGCCTGTTCCTGCGGTTCCCAATATGCCGATTTCAATTGAAGCGAGTTATCATTTTTACGGGTATTTTCACTTGGTCGGGTGTAGCCTTCCCATTCGTGGGAGGTATCACCTTCGCCACGCTCAACGCATTCGGGCGCACCCCAAACCCTGCCGTTGCCGCCGTAGTCCCGCAGACCCCAATAAGGCGGGCTGGTGACGCACATATCCACGGACTCATCGGGAAGGGTCGCCATCATATCCAAGCAATCGCCGTTGAGAATATCAATCTGCAATTTCGTCCCTCCACCAATATGTGTGAGGTCTGTTGTAAGAACGATTCACGATTTTCAACCTGTTCATCGCACCCAAAATCGTTCCGACCTGTTGAGCCGACATACCACCACCCTTGGGAAGATATTTTTCCCCTATCGTAGCGATTTGTTCGGCGTTGAGGTATCGCCCGTCTGCGTCGTATTTCAGCACCGCTAAACAGGCCAATTTGATATACATTCGTCGTCCTGCGAGCCTGTTCCCCACACGGTCAAGAAGGGTTTGCGTTTGCTCAAGGTTCAAGTTTTTGAGCGTGCCGTTCTTGACTTTTTGTGCATCCATAACAACACCTCAAACAACAGGCGGGGGGAAAGACGCGAGAGGCGAAACAGACCCCTCTCCACGGTGGAGGAATGCTATGCGTCTTTGGATTGCGGAAACCCCCCATGTTGTTATCAAGACAAGACTCCTGCCGCCCAAGCCCATTCGCCATGTCCGAAAGACACGGAGAACCGGATGCCTTGGCCGTATTCACGGAAGTCAAAGAAGTTCAATTTTGCTTTGCCGGTAAAACCTTTGAAGAGTTCATCAAGCCCACCGTCAAAGTCCCAAGTGAAACCGTCTGTCGGCATGAGGTATTTTTGCTCAATAGCAATCTCGCTGGTCGTCTGTCCGAGCGAAGGGTCGCCTACGGTGATATGAATGCCTTCCGGCGAATCCCCACGAGGGATTGAAAAGGTGTAGCGGTTGAGGCGTTGACCGTTGATGGTGTCGCAACGACAAGCATCGTAAAGGTCGGAAATATTTACCTCAAAGGAACAGAACGAATGGATGTCCTCTCCGCCCGTCGTGCGATAAACACCGTTCTCGGCGTCAATTTTGTTTGCGAGAGCGAGGGAACGCTCGGAAAAATCGTTGATGGTTTCTTGACTGTGCGAGAATGCTTTTGCCTCAAAAGAAGCGTCAAGCGTGGTTTGCTTCCCTGCGGAATTGAAACGGAGTTTGTTATTCTCGGCATCCCAAGATAGCGTAAGGTTCTCGCTATGCAAAGCGAGAACGCCAAGCACACGGTCAATGTCGGGGATGGGGATGTTCGCCACGCCAACGCATTCTGCGGTGACTTCGGTAAGACCTGTCAAATCACGGGTAAGGCTCGTGATTCGTGCGGTGTCCCCGTCACACATCAAGACACAGGATTCAACCTGCGACTGTTGCTTACCGTTGACGGTCTGCTTTCGCTTGCTGATGTTCAGCATGCGCTTGAATTGGGTGTTGCTAATCGTAATCGTCATGTTATCAACCTCGGATGTAGTGGGTGAAAGTCATCGCTGGCTTGGCGTATTGTTCCTGCAATTCTCGGACGGCTTCACGAAGTCCGGTCATGGATGGGATGTCGGCAAGAACCGATTCAAGGTCTGCGATACGGGATGTAAGGTTCTCAATCAATTCTGCTTGACCGAGGAATTGCTCAAACATTTGCCTTTCCGATAAAGTTTCCCCGCACATTTCACATTCACCGTCATTGTGACGGTTGGGGATTGGTTTCTCGCATTCACACATGGTATCACTTCCAAGTCAAGAACGGAAGCCCCGTCCACTTCACATCGCCCTTGATGACCGAGAGGATGGTGTGGGTTTCGCCCACATGTTCCATGTGCTTACCCTTGATTTCCTCAATAGTTCCCTTGATAACCCAATCATCGGGGTTCTTGAGAGCGGGGTCGGCCTTGACGCCAGCGGCGGCATCGGCCTTCTTCATGTAGCGGGAAAGGAAAATCTGTTGGGAGAACAGGCGCATTGTGCCTTTGTCCCAATCGGGGCGTTCACCAATTTTCATCAAGACCTTGCCGCCCGAACCGTTGTCAACATAATTGCTGACATCCTTCAAGTGAAAGGTGTTGATGACACAGGGAACGGGAAGGCCGTGAAGTCGGGTCAAGACATCACGGTTGAGTTGGTTGCGTGTGCGCCATTCTTTTTGGTTAAAAGAATCACCTTCTTCCTTGATGACACCACGACGAAGAAGCACATCGGTCATGGCGTGTTCGCACCACTTGAGGAAGGTTGAACCGCCGTCCATGATGATACCAGCGACTTCTTCTTCCTTCGCCACATCAGCGACGATGTTGACATAGAAGTTCATTTTGTCAATGAGGTTTGCGTAGTTGACGGAGGCATCCTCGTTGTAGATGGAGTCGTCACGCTCGTCCAACAGGGGAAGCACGATGATTTCATCGTCGTCGGGGTATGCGGCCTCAAGCGTGGCCTGTGCGGAGTTGTCAATGTCAAAGACATAGATTTTGCCCTTCGCCCGCACTTGACGGATGATGGACACACCGAGTCCGGGTTTACCGCAATTCTCTTTGGCTACGAGAGCCATACGAACAGGCACAGAATGTGCCGTGTTGTTCTTGAACATGTTGCGATAATACTCCTTGTCGTAGCCGCCCTTAGCGGGCGTTGCGTCTGCCTTCTGTGGTTGTTGTCCCCAAGCCATGATTTACCCTTCCTGTGTAGCCTTATAACCCCTGCGGTTCAGCGAGAATGATGGTGTCCGTCGTCAAAACGAGGCGAGCGATAGACACCGCCGCCTTCAACGAATTGAGAACGACGAGAGCAGGGTCAAGCACCGACGCCGTGTATGTGTCCTCCATTTCACCCGTTTTGGTATTGAGGTAATAAACTCCGAAGTGCTTCTTGAACCAAGCCGACTTCGGCGCGCCGTTTGCATGGAGGGTATTCATCGGTGCTTTTAGGGCATCCGAAAAAGCACCTCCCGTGAACGCTTGCTCTGCGATGGTGTAAAGAGTCCAACCAGCACCGACAACGACGCCACCCTTGAGAGCAAGGCGTGTAGCGTTGACGGCATCATCCACCCGTTCACGGGTTTCACGGATTTCAGCCTCGCTGAATCCGCCGATGTGGATTGAAGCCATTTTCTGTCCGAGCCGTGAATGACGAGTCAATAACTTTTCCCGTGAAAATGGATGGTCTGCGGCTTCGGCTTGGTTCTTGAGTCCTTCAAGGTGATTCTGCAACCGTTCCGTAGTTTCGCCAGCGACGATGGTTGTTGTCACTTGACCGACGATGATACGCTCGGCAGAACCGAAGTGGGGATTTTCGTTGCCTGCTTCTGCGAAAGCGATACCGGAACCCTTCTCGCTTTCAAAGTGAATGCGACCACCGAGCAACGCCGACATATCCTCAAACCATTCATCGGGGTCGTTGCGGGGAATACGCAGGGCGCATGCTCGCACCACACCACCGACAACATTTGCGATTAAATTAGAAAGAGCCACGCCTTTGATGTCTTGACAGATAATCACGAGGGGACGGTTGTTCTCAACCGCAACCTCAAGCGCAGGAGTCAAGTCGTCAAAATCCTCAATGGTTTCTTTTGTGATAATAAAAAGAGGGTTGTCCACTTCAAAGGTTCGCCGGTCATTGTTAGCAAACATGGGGGAAGCGTAAGACATCGGGACTTCGCAACCCGTCGTGCGACTCCAATTGGTGTGGTCGTCCGAACCAACCTTGAGGTTGACGAGTCCATCAGCACCGATGCTGGCGAACATGTCCGTTATCAATTCACCAATTTCGGCGTCGTTGTTGGCGGCAATCGTAGCGACCCGTTGGAGGTCGGTCAATTCCTCATCGTCCATGTCAATTTCCCACTTCATATCGTTAATCGCGCCTTCAACGGCGAGAACGGCAGAAGCCATGTCGGATGGGTCGTTCTCGGTTCGGGAATAATTCTCAACCAAGGCCTCGGCAAGAATCGTGGCGGTGGTTGTCCCGTCACCCGATGCTTGTTGTGCCTCAAGAGCGACTTGACGAATGAGGTCAAGGGATGCTTGAACGGCAGGGTCATTTGATTTTACGGCAGAAACAATTTTCACACCATCGTTGAGAACGGAGGGAGGTCGGCCTTCCTGTTGAACGAGAACCGTCCGAGCGTTTGGGCCGAGCGTGCCTCGCACACTTTCGGCCAACAAGCGAACCGCCGTCATCAAGGCTTCACGAGCCTCGCTTCCGCTAACGATGTTGTGCAATTTCTTTTCCCCCTAAACAATTCAAGCGTCCCAGCCGTCGCCGTCGCCGGAGAAGTCGGTGTCAGCGAGAGGGGCGATGGCGTTCATGCACCACCAACCGTTCACCATGAAGCGGTTCTCGCCTTCACGAGAAGTCCAAGGAGAACCGATGATGAGGATTTCCGAACCAACGCCGAAGTCAACCTCGCCCTCTTCTTTTGCCGAAACATAAAGTTCAACGGGGGCGGCGTCGGACATGATGTCCATGTCACCGAGCGTGATGATGAATCCACCGTTGTCTCGTGGGTCAATGTGAACGACTTCAACAATCGTTCCGAAGGTCGTGTCCCACTTGGCCTTGTCGTCAAGGGCGGCGTAAGCCGTGTGACAGTCGGACAGGGATTGACAAAGGGTTTCACCGAGCCAATCAGCGACCATGCCCTGTGGCGCACCGTCAACGAGAGCGAGAGGTGGGGCGGAGAAGATGGAGGTCAAACCAGCGTCGGCGGTGAAGGCGGTGGCCTTCGTGCCGTAAGCCATGTCGTCACGGTTGGCTGGCTTCATGCCGATGGTTCCCGTCACAAAGGTCGGCCAAGACTCTTTCGCCAAAGCACCGTTGAAACGCATGCTGATGAGCGAAGGCGCATCGGACGAGCCTTGCTTGCGACCCAAGAACAGACATGACCTGTCCGGCTCTTCAAGAGGTCGGTTTGCCCCGTATTTGAAGTTGGAGTTGCCGTTGGCGAAGTGCATGTTGTTTTTGTCCCAAATCAAAGAGAACGAGGTGTTGGCGTCCAATTCCATGCTTCGTGGAGGAACGGAGGTGACTTCGGTTGAGGTCACATCTTCCTCAAACGCTTGACGGTTGAGAAGCGATGGGTTGGCGTGGCGGGTGAAAGTCCCGTCGTGGTTGTTCTCGTAAAGCACAACCGCACCTTGAGAAACCAAGGCAAGGCGTCCGTCGGCATCCAAACCGGCGAGGGTGTTCTTGGTCTTGTTGTAGGCCATTTTCGCCCAATCCTTTTCACGGGGAACATTCACGAACATGCCTTCGTAGAGCGTAGCACCACTTCGGGAGAGTTTCGCTTTTTCGGCAACGAGTTGGCGAGCGGCGACTCGGAGAGCCAGCGTCTTTCGTTGTTCTTCGTTCTTTCCTGCCGCTTCCCAACCAGCACCTTCTTGAAGCATCACGGCATCAGCCTTCGCTGATAGCGTCCCTTCATCGGTTTTCGTCTGTGCGGCGACTTTCTTCAACATTTCTTCGTATGCAACCATTGTGTCACTTCCTATTCTTCGGGTATTTTGTGGGGTTATAAGGCTTATGCTTGCCCTCCCACTACAAGCATACGGACGAAGTTATGGCGCACCACTTCTTCATCCACACCGTTCAACAAGTCTCGCTCGGCGGTGATTGCCGCCTCAATGACCTGCATTTTGGATTCGGTATTGGCCGTTGTTTTTACGGCAAAAGAAAAGCATTCACGGACTTGGTGTCGCACCTCGCCCTTAAACAGTTTCACGGCATCATCAAACGCCTTCTCAACAAAACAAAGACGGAGGAATCGGTTGAAGTCCAATGATGGGGCGGTGAGACTGTCAAGGAACATTTCGGCATCCCTGCGCTTCAAGTTAGCATAGGTCTGCAAAGCACCGATGGAGTTCCGCAAATCGCCAGCGTGTGCTTTTGCGATAACTTCAATCGCGGCTTTGCTGGTGTTGGGTGCTTTCTCGGTTGCGATTTTGCTCAATTGCTGAACCATGTGGTCGTGAGCAATCGGAAGGAAGGTTCGCACTTGACATCGGGATTGAAGCCATCGGGAAACCTTGGGTAAGCGGTTGCATGTGAGAATGAAGAAACCGTTGGCGTTCTCAATCACGCCCTTCAAGGCGGATTGCGCGTCGTCGGTCAATTGGTCTGCCTCGTCAAGCAAAAAGATTCTTTCCTTAATACCACTTCGGGTCATGGGGATGATGGTTTCCTCAACGAAGGCGATACCTCGCTCTCGTTTGGAGGATGCGTTGAACACGACGAGTTGATACCCCAAGTCATGTGCGAGCGCATGAGCCACGGAGGTCTTACCCGTCCCTGCTTCGGGGGAATAGAAAATGTAGTGTTGCATCGGCATTTCACCGAGGACAACCTGCATCAATTCGGCAACGAGAGCATCCTGTCCGACGATACCGCCGAGGGTGCTTGGTCGGAAATCGGTAGCCCACACCATCAGCGTTTCACCATCCTATCGCAATCAAAGCACCAAACAACCGCTCTCTTGCGATTGCTCGTAGAATAGCCCATAACTCGGCTACATAGCGAACAGTTAATCGTGTATTTGCCTTTGCTGATTTTCATTCCTCTTCACCCTGTTTGAAATCGGGTTCACGCTTGAATCCAAGCATAGCCCAAAAAGCACGACCGAGCATGCTCATTGAACAACACCCCACGAAGCCGACAATTCGCAATAGACACAGGCATGTTCCTGCGTTGAAATCACATTGTCATCACAAAGGGGGCAGATTCGCAACCCCTTATCACGGAGAACCTTTACGGCGAAATAACGAGCGACACGGGAAATCATTTCCCACCACCTCTCGTTGAAATCGTGAAAGACCAAGCACAGGAAGTGCAACCGACAGTCCAACCGCCCGTATTCCTGTTTAAGTTTATGGTGAAGGTATCGCTCTTCCCACAACCTTTGCAGGTCATACCTCGGAGGTTGTTTCGGCTCATCGGAAGCCCCCCTTTTCTCCGTAGATGAAGTCATATAACAATGCGATTTGTTCGTTGGTAAGTTTCGTCCAAATGTAGCGTAGTGGTGCGTTTCGGAACAAATACCATTGACCTTGAAGGAAGTCCTCGTCCGTAGATTCGGGGTAAAACAATTTTGCGAATGAGAAGCGGTTCAAGCGTTGACTGTATTTCAAGTCCATGATGGCTTCCAAGAAGTTGTCAAAGTCCATGTTCATTCCTCCAAAAAGTCTGCGAGAACCATTTTCTTGTTTCTGTCGCTGGCGTCGGTGTGCTTCCGTTGCTCGTTGATGTCCCCTTTCAATGAAGGGATAAAAGGCTTCTCTTCCTCGGCATGGGCGAAACCGTCACCCGTCCAAAAGCGGAGGGATGTGAAGAACGGCGTCTTGACGGTTGACCGGCGGAAGGATGGGAAAGTCACCATCCATGTCACCTTCAACCGCTCGCCGTTGACGAGGCGCACAGACTCGGCGGTAAAGATGTAGCCGCCGCTGGCGTGGTCGGTTTTGTGGATTTCTTTCACGACAAAACCACCCGTCCCCGATGGGAAGGAACGGTTGTCAAAGCGTGGTGCTTGAGCCTTGAATTGAGGGACGGACAATTTCTGTCCGACACGGTATGGGCTTCGCTTGACGGTCATTCACCCGCCTCCTTGATGCCGCCGTCCTTGACGGTTGTAAGCCACACATTGTTCGCGTCCTGCAACCCGATGTTGAGAACGATGTAGCGGGTGGCGAAGCAGTTAGAGCATCCAAAATACAATTGGGTGTATGTTGAATCCACACCTGCGGCTTCGTCAAGCGTCCATTGATGTTTGCATTCCTTCTTTGTCATTCTAACACATCCATAACCATGAGAAAGTCCTCAATTCTGCCGCACAAATCAATGACAGCATCCCTTTTCTTAGCAGGGGTCAAGTCTTTGCGTTCTCGCATAATGTGAGAGATTGTCCCAATGTAGCCAATCAAAACCTGTCTTTCGTTTCCGTTCATTTTCATTCCTCCTTTTCTTTGTAATCCTCATGGTCGTGAGGGAGTCGGTGTTGGCGGCGAACCATAAGGTTGCGAATCAATTTGGCGACATTTGCCGCACCAGCCTTGAACCGCTTCTCGCTGACTTCATCAGCGACAATGGCCTCATACAAATCCTCCAAAGGAATGTTGTTCAACACCTCCTTCAAAATCTCGTATTCAGCATGCGGTATCGTCTTGGCCTTCATCCTTCTCGCCTCTAAATATAGATAGGCGAGGGGGTTTATAAGTCTTCCGGTAGCGACTAACTGAGTCTTTGACACGATAGGCATTCGTCCGAATCGGGAGGGAAAATCCGAGTCCGACCACATTCGCATTTGCGAGCGAGAGCCTTCTCCTTCGGCGTCATCGTTGAGGGTTCACGGATGAACAGGATTTCGTCGGTCGTGAGAACCACTTCACGGTCAATGTCATACAGGGCGTGCTTGCTCTTGACACCAGCGATATTCTCAACAGTTTTCTTTCCGACAATAATAACGCTGGCCGACTTACACAAGAGAGCGTTGAGACTGTGCGGGGAAGGCACGCGAGCCACACCCTTCTTGTCGCCAAGAGCAACGGCGACCTCGCCTTGAGTCATCGCCCCACCCTCCCAAAGCACATCAAGGATAGCGCGCCGAATACGACTGTTCGTTGCGCTCATGGTCGGTGTTATTATTGCACTTAATATAATTGTGGCGCACACTTAAAGGTCATACCACATCAGCGCGTTCATGTCGTGGGGCATCGCCTCGCCTTCCCGAACCGCTTCCCTGCGGTTGCGTAGCCGGTGCGGTTGTCCACGCTGAATCGCTCTCAACGCCGCTTGGACTTCCCGATGGTGGGCATAACAAACACCGAGCAGAATGAAGAAGAATACAATTGGCGCAAAACAACCAACGGCATTCAAATCCATTTGGAAACCTTCTCTCGTCGCTTCTTGACGGACTTCGGAAGGTTATCACTATTCGCCCGAACCTCATTCCGAGCCTCGGCGTCGGCGGCAATAATTTCACGCCAATACAAATCGGTTTCTCGGAACATCGGTGGTCGCTCGTCGTCCTTGGCTTTCTTCTTCGGCCACTTGACGGGGGAACGGGAAGGCTTCACACCATAGACCATGACGGCCTCGGCGTATTGCGTGGGAAGCGTGAAGGTGACATCAGCGAGCATTCGCCATAAGCCGATGTCGTCCTTTTTGTTTTCCCGTAAAAATGCGAGAGCGAGGGGGACAGGCATTCCCTCAAACGCTTGGTGAACGCGCTTTCGGTCAGCCCAACGAAACAGGGCATCCATCTGTCGCTTGTGGTTGATTTCCTGCTTGCGGAGGGACTTGTCAATTATGATTTGTTCCTTCGTCGCCTCGGTGAGAGTCGGGAGTTTCTCAATGACAAAAACCAAGCGATAAGCGACAACATCCATCCACCTCTTGATTTCTTTTTCGGTTATCTTACGCTGATGCACGATGTAGGTTGCGTTGGGGTTCGTCGGTGCGTAGATGAAGCCAGCAGATTCAATCACCAAGCCGTCGGACTTGTAGGCTCGCTCATCAGCCGTCAATATAATTATTCCCTTCATAATATCCACCAAACGGGTTCTTCTCCAAAATGTGCGTTTCAAACACTTTCATTTGATGGGGGCTGATGCCCCACACTTTGCGAAGGTGCTTCTTGACGATTTGATATTCGCCGTGATACCACACGACACCGCTCTCCGTGATTTCCGCATGCAGACCATCCTCCTTCATGGCGGCGATGAGAAGCGGGTATTCAATCTTCTTGATGGGTCGCGCCCACAGGGTTTTCGCAGACCCACTTCTCCATTTCTTTTGAGGCAAAATCAATCCTCCCAATCAATGTCAACGATGTGCGTCGGTGGCTTGAGAGCCGCAACCCGCATTTCTATTTGGTCTAACAATTGCGGTTGGTCTTTGAGCGTGTTGACGAGAACACCCATCACATTGTCCATTTGCTTTTGAGCCAAAAGAAGTTGCGAGTCCACGCCGATTTCCTTCTTGAGTTGCCCGACGAGCCGGAGGGATGTGTTCGCCTGTGCGACGAGTTTGGCGGCGTCTGTGACCCATTCCGATGTGATGCCCCCCTCGGAGTCCTTCACGGCCTCCAATTCGTCCAGCCAGCCCAACAGACGGCTTACGATGTCCTGTGCGGCATCCAGCGTGTTGATGCTCTCGTAGCGCATCTTCTCCATGTGCTTCGCTTCTTCGGGGTCGTAGTCCACATGCTCATCCATGTGCGTCATCACCGTCCCAAGCGGCCATGCGTATTTCTCTTCAAGGTATGCGACCGTGATTTCGTCCGTATGCACGCCCACCTCAAGGTCACGCCGGTTGGCGATACCGCACATGGGACAGGTAGGCGTGTCAAGCACCCACCGCAGGGTTTCAATCGTCAAGGCGTTGTTCTCGCCAGCAAGTCGTTGTTCAATTTCACGCCTCGTTCTCATTGGATTCACCCCACTTTTCTTTTGCTTGGCTTGGGTCGGTCAACGGCCCAATACGACACATGACACCCTTCCGTCCTCGCCCCTTACTTTTAGGGGTGTATTCAGCATACCACGGCTGTCCTTTGAGGTTGTCGTCAATCCAT